CACCACCATCCACTGGCCGGAATTGCTGCCGAGCGACCCGATGCAGGAGCGACAGACCGCACTGATTGATAAGCAATTAGGCGTCAGTACCGATACCATCCTGCAACGGCTCGGATACAATCCTGACCTGGAACGCGAGAAAGCACAGGCCGAAAGCGCACAACTTGGAGAGCAAATCTTGACAGCCTTTGACCGGGGAAAATAACATGGAAATAGTGCAAAAAGACGGCGTCGTGACTATCCGCCTTGAATTCGAGTCGGGGCAAAAGCAAAAGTTCTACTTGTTCTCGGACGTGCACTTCGACTCTGTTTTTTGTGACCGCCGCTTGCTTCAGGAGCACTTGCAGCAAGCGGCGGAAGATAATGCTTATATCCTTGACGCTGGCGATTTCTTTGACGCCATGCAGGGGCGCTTTGACCCGCGCCGCTCGATGGACGAACTTCGCGAAGAGTACCGGCGCAATGACTACTACGACTTCGTTGTCAAAGACGCGGCGCGCTTCTTGCAGCCATACGCCAAAAACCTGTTACTGATGGGAGCCGGTAACCACGAACTGGCCGTGCTCAAAAACGCTAACACGCACCTGACCGACAGGCTGACCGCCGAACTGCGCTCGAACGGCTCGCAGGTGGTAACAGGCGGTTTCAAGGGGTGGGTGCGTATTCTCTGGAAGTACAAGCACGGCGCAGAGGCCGGGTCATTCCTGATACGCTATAGCCATTCCGGCGGTGGTCATTCGGCGCCGGTGACGCGTGGTGTGATTGAGACAAACCGCCAGGCCGTCTATCTTCCAGATGCGCACATCATCTGGAACGGTCACAATCATCATGGCTGGATTGTGCCAATTGCCAGAGAGCGCATGAGCAACAAAGGCGTTGTGATGACTGATATAGCCTGGTTCGTCCGCACGCCTGGATACAAGGCGGAGTACGAGCGCAGCGACAGCGGCTATCTTGCACAAAAGGCAACGGGTCCGACCCCACGCGGCGCGGTTGTCGTCACACTCGAATTCGTCAAAGGACATGGCTTAGCGTCAAGACTAGAACCGCTTTTTGGAGTGTAAATGCCGGAAGGTGAAATCTTCGATGCGATTGAGCGCTTCCGCCGCGAGTTATTGCGGAATGAACGGCGTGCTGCCAGTGAACTGGTGCACGTGTACGGCGAAGCGTGGAAAAGAATCAAGGAAGAACTTGACCGGTTAGACGCTGAGTACCAGGCAGCAAAAGAGCGTGGCGAGTTACCGGGGCCTGATTGGATTTACCGGTACAACCGCGCCCGCTCATTCCGCGACCAGATTGAGCGCGAACTACTCGCCTTTGCACAGTATGCCGAAGCGAAAATCCGCCAACAGCAGATAGATGCCATCGAAGCCGCAGAGCGACACGCCGAAGAACTTGTCAGACAGATACTCGGCAAGCCGCCAGCCGGCCTGGTAATTGACTGGAACAGAATTGACCGCGCCAACGTCCAAACCATTCTCGGCATGGTGCAGGCAGATAGTCCGCTACACAAATTGCTAATGAGTATTTCGGCAAACGGCGCACAGGCTGCCGAAGACGCACTGGTGCAGGGGATGCTGCTCGGAAAAAATCCGCGCGAAGTGGCGCGCGAATTGCGGAAGGTGCTAGGCATTGCATTGAGCCGCGCGCTGACCATTGCACGGACAGAGACACTGCGCGCGCACCGTGAAGCGACGCGAGCGAGTTACCAGGCGAACGATGACATCGTCAAGGGGTGGGTATGGCACGCCGCGCTTGACACTCGCACCTGCGCGGCCTGCTGGGTCATGCACGGCACGCACCACAAAAACAGCGAGATACTGGATGACCATCCGAACGGACGATGTGCTATGATTCCAGAGACATACTCCTGGGCGGAGATTGGCGCCCGCTTCGGCATTGACTTGTCCGACATTCCAGACACTAATCCATACATTGAGCCTGGCATCTCGCTATTCGAGCGGCTCTCTCCTGACGAGCAGCGCGCCATTCTTGGACCAGCAAAATATGATGCCTGGCTAAATGGCGAGTTTGACCTGGCAGACATCGTAGGTCGCGCGCATTCACACATTTGGGGAACGCACCGTTACGAAAAGAGCCTGAAGGCACTGCTTGAAAAAGATTAAAGCTAGATTAAAATTGTGCTATAATGATTTTAGAACATTTGTTCAGTCAACAAACAAAATGGAGTAGAAAATGGCTGACGAAGAAAAGACCCAGGTGGTCACAGATGGCGCAACCCAGACGGTTGCAAAGCAATCCGATACCCAGGTGGTAGAGGAGCATGAACAAGAGCGTTTTGACGCTGAGTATGTGCGCAAACTGCGCTCGGAAGCGGCTGAGTATCGCAATCGCTTGCGGGAGTTGGAAGGCAAGGTCAAGGCTGAAGAAGAAGCCAAGATGACCGAGCAAGAAAAACTCAAGAGGCGACTTGCGGAACTGGAACGCAAGGAGGCAGAGTACCAGCAGGTTCTCCAGGCGAGAACGCTGGAGTACGAAGTCAAATTGCAAGCGTCCAAACTGGGAGTGGTTGACCCGGATGCGGCTTACCGTTTGCTGGATGTCAAACAGATTGAGTTTGACGATGACGGTAAACCGACCAATCTCGAGAAGGTGCTGAAAGACCTGGTTGCAAAAAAGCCCTATCTTGTGGCTTCAGGCGGCATGCCATCTCCGACCAACCCGGCACAAGGACGCATTTCCGGCCAACAGGTCTTCAGTCGCTCTCAGTTGCGCGACCCGAAATTCTTTGCCACCAACCGTGACGCCATCATGCAGGCGATGCGGGAGGGGCGCATTCTTGAAGACTAAACAAAGAGGTGAAAATGGCTAATATCACTACTACGACTGCAAGCGCGTTCATCCCGGAAATCTGGGCGAATCGTGCGCTTGAGATTTTGCGCGCCAACATTGTGTTGGCGAAACTCGTGACGAAAGACACCGACGTGGCAACGTTCCAGGTCGGCGATGTGCTGCACATTCCATACCCCGGCACGTTTACCGCAAACGACAAGGCGGCCAATAATGCAGTGACGCTGCAAACTCCTACCGGCGGCGCGGACATTTCCGTCACACTGAACAAGCACAAGGAAGTGTCCTTCCTGATTGAGGACCCGGCACGTGCGCAGGCCAATCAAGACTTGATGGACCGCTACATCAATGCGGCTGTACCAGCGATCGCGCAGGCAATCGAATCCGACCTTTTCGCCCTTTACTCTGGGCTCTCGACCACGGTTGGTACAAGTGGCACGGACATCAGCGCTGCAACCATCCGCTCTGCCCGGAAGGCGCTGAATGACAATAAAGTGCCGCTTGCTCCGCGTCACCTGGTCATCTCGCCGAAGGACGAAATCGCATTGCTCGCCGACAGCAATCTGGCGACATATTTTGCCAATTCTCGTCCGGAGGCGGTTGCACAGGGAGCGCTTGGCAATCTGTACGGCTTTACCATCTGGATGAGTCAACTTGTGCCGGTCGTTTCTGGAACGCCGAATTCCACGAAGAACCTGGCATTCCATCCTGAGTTTGCCATCCTGGCCATGCGTGCTTTGCCTGAGCCGCCTGCTGGTGCTGGCGCTCGCTCGGCTGCCGTGCGCGACCCGGAAAGCGGCCTGGTCATTCGTGTGACGTCCGCCTACAACCCGACCTATTTGGGCGTCCAGGTTACTCTTGATGTCCTGTATGGCGTGGCTGAGTTGCGCGACGCTGCCGGTGTTGTGGTGCTCTCGTAACGCTTTACCGGTATTGGGCGGCGGCAGAGTCCTCGTCTTCTCCTTGCTCACCGCCGCCCACTTGGAGGAAGCATGGCGAAATACATTGTGAATAAGTATGGCGCAACGCACTCAATCCCCGACGACTGGCCACTGCCTGATGGTAGCAGGCTGGCAACGGGAGAAGAGATTGCCGCCTGGTGGAGGGCGCAAGGCGTGGAGGTGAGCGATGGCGAGAGCCAGCATGAGCAAACTGATAAGCCTGGTGAGAGACCTAATCGGCGACCGCGCCGGGGCCAATCAGACATTTGACGACGACCAGATTGAGCGCTCGCTTGACGTCCATCGCTGGGAGATGCGCTTTGTCCCGTTAAAGCCGCTTCCCCGGCGCGTTGGTGGCGAAACGGTGTACCTTGATTGGTACAGCGATGAGCAATACTGGGAAGATAACGTCGAACTTTACGGCATGGACTACACACCGTTGACGCCAACCGTAAACGATGCACTACATGGCCGCTGGTCGTTCTCAACAAACCAGGCGGCTGTTTTGATTGTCGGCAATGTTTACGACCCATTTGGCGCGGCTGCCGACCTGTTGCAAATGTGGGCTGGCCTGGTTGCGACGGAATTTGACGTCTCGGCGGACGGAGCGAGTATGAGCCGCTCGCAGAAACGGCAGGCTCTTCTCGACATGGCCGCCAATTATCGCTCACAACAGCGAGTTGTGATTGCATCACAGGAGCGTGATGATGTCTGGTGATTTGGAAAAAATCCGCGCGGAGCAGGAAAAATTGATGACCGAAACGGTTTACGTCCAACGCCTGACGCGTGTCTCTGATGGCGCTGGCGGCTGGACGGAAGTCTGGCAGACCGTTACCACCACGAAAGGCCGCATTGCCACTCAAGGCGGCGGCGAGACGAAGCGCGGAGGCGCGGTTACGGCTGATGTGTCGCTTATCGTGACTGTTCCGCACGATACCGATTTGCGCCAGGACGACCGGCTGCAAATCGGCGGAAAGCAATACGAGATTGAGAACATTTTTGAGCGCAGCGAGAAAACGGCGCTGCGCGTCGTAGTAAAAAGATTGTGAGGTGAAAAATGACTGATATTTCTCCCGAACTGATGTTCGTCATTGGCTTGGTTGCATCCGTGATTGTCTGGCTTGTAAAACTTGCCAGCCAACGCGGCAAGACCATTCCGAGCGGATGGCTGACTGCTGGCGTGTACGTTTTTTCCGCTATCCTGGCGTTCCTGTTCTCACCAGTGAGCCTGCCGCCGTTTCCTGGCTGGAGCGGTGACTTATCCGCTTTTGTACCGGCCATTCTCGCGTGGATTGGCAACCTGCTTGTTCCGCTTTCGGCGTTTGTCGGCTTTGCAACGCTCGTTTACAATGCATTGCTCAAAAAGATTCTGGACGGCATTGCCGATAAATTCGCCGCGAAAGGATGACCATCATGGCCGCAGCTGCCGCCGCAGAAGAGCGCGTCTCCAATATGGCACTGCAGCGCCAGATTACCGAGTTTGCCACCCGCATGGAGCAGGTGGCACGTGATGTTGTTGAGATTAAGCAGTTGCTCCGTGGCATTGAGGAGCGTGTGCGAATACTGGAAAATCATGAGGCAGGGAGCAGGCCGCTCATGGAAAGTCGAATTGATGCTGCATGGCGAAAAATTGAAGAGCATGAAAATCGCATGAAAGCGCTGGAGGACATGGTAGCAAAATTAGACCATAGTAA